CTTAGGAAACGTTAGCTAATTATAACGCTAAGTAATAAAATTACCCCCTCCGTAAATGGTGGGGGTTTTTTATTAATATTATTGTAAATTTGTAAAAAAGGGATATGTACAATTACATTATAGATTACACTCAAGTTGACTTAGGCACAATTACCGAGCCTGTAACAGTTGCAGAAGCAAAGCAGTATTGCCGTGTCGATAACAACGTTGAAGACGATTTGTTTGAGGAATTAATCACTCAATCACGTCAAGCAGTAGAAAAGGCAGCCAACATAAGTATTACCCCTAAAACGGTTACATTGTGGTTCACTAATAGTGCGGGTAACTTCCAGCTTCCATTCGGTCCAATGACCTCATTTACTAGCTTAACGGACGTTAACGGTAATGTAATTGGAAGCAACGTTTATAAGTTAATAGGAGGACAATATCCTAACCTACAAAAGCCTGATTGGGCGAATTTAACGGCGGTTTATACTACGGGTATGTCAACAGTACCAAAAGAAATAAAGATTGCTATTTTGGATCAAATTAACTACGGATACGAGAATAGAGGTATGGACGTGGACGATATGGGTATTTGTGAGAAAACCTGGAGAGTTTGCCAACGTTGGACAAGAACTTCGCCAATATTATAATATGAGAATAGGACTACATAAAGATAATTACGTTGACGCTAACTCAATGAATAGATTAGTGAACGTTTATGCGCCTACTAGAACGAGCGACGGCGAAGGTGGATTTACAACAACATTTACGCTTCAAGCTACTGTTTGGGGGGATTATAGACCACAACCACAAAATAGAGTAGTACAGGAAAACCAATTATCATTTAATAGATATGCTAAATTATTTATCCGTTGGGATTTGTCGATAAATGATAATTACCAATTAGAGGTTGAAGGTCAACGCTTTACAATCCATTCTATAAAGGACGTGGACAATGCGCATAGATTTTGGGAAATTGAAATGTACGCTTAATGGCTATTACGATTGAAATAAAAAACCTTAACGAGGCTTTTAAGAAGTTCGATAAAATGAGCAAGGAAGTCAAAAAGGAAATAAAAGACGAGGTTGCTGCTTCTGCTTTAAATATCCAATCGAATGCTAAAAAGTTGGCTCCTGTTAACTTTGGTAAACTAAGGCAGTCAATTTATGTAGAAGAAAAGTCTAAAAGTGCAAATCAATTTATGTATGTAATTGGTGCAGCTGCAAAATATGCTCCTTACATTGAATTTGGAACGGGTGGCAAAGTGAGTATCCCTAGCGGATTTGCGGACGAAGCAAGTAAATTTAAGGGTAAAACAGGGGGTAAATTTAGCGACTTGGTAAAGGCACTAACGGAATGGGTAAGTAAAAAGGGAATTGCTAGTGGTAAAAAAAGTAAATCGGTGGCTTTTATGATAGCCTTAAGTATAATAAGAAAAGGAATAAGACCGCAACCGTTTTTAATACCAGCTTTCCAAGCGGAAAAGCCTAAATTAATATTAAAAATAAAAGACGTAATAAAAAATGCTAAATCCTAATATTGAAATAAAGAAATGGTTCGTAACCAACATTGCTTCGGCAACGGGATTGCCCGTTTACGACGGTATGGCTCCCGATAATGACCTTACGGAATATATCGTTTTGGACGGTAGAACTTCAAGCCAGGAACAAGGCAAAAGCGGTTACACAAATACAAATACTATAATAGTTGACATTATAACAAAAAATGCTAACTTTGGCTATAAACGTTCCGAAACAATATCTAATATGATATTAGAAGAAATAAATTCGGATACTAAAATTACACTACCTAGCGGGTGGACTTCCACTAGCTTATTTGTAAATAGTATCACAAATTTAGACGGCTTAAATCCATTAGACAATGTATTTAGAACGCTTATAACATATAATTTAACAATAACTCAAATTTAATAAAATGGCAGAAACTAAAGTATCAGGTAGAGATTACCTACTATTCGCAGACATTGACGACAACGGTGCATTCAAACCTGTTGCTTGTCTTACTTCAAACAATATCACTTCTTCTTTGAACGTGATTGACGCAACTTCTAAATGTGGCGACCAATTCCAACCTGGACCGGCTTACAACCAAACAATCAAAGCTGACGGGTTCGCAATCGACCAAACAGGAACGGCTTCTAAAGACAGTTATAATCAATTATATACTGCTTTTATTAACGGTACTGTATTCGATATTAAAATGGGCGAAGCTACTCCGGTTGCGGGTAATGTAGTTTATTCAGGTGCGGTTTTCATTTCTGCATTTGACGTAACTGCAGCGGATAAAGAAGACGTAAAATTCAGTGCGACTTTAACAGTAGCGGTTCCACCTTTAACTCAAACAGTAACAGCTTAATAAAAAACAACAACAACTATGTTCGAATTAAAACTAAACAACAAAACAATCCACTTAAAGTGGGGTACTTGGGCAATGCGTGAATTTTGCGCAATAAACAATATTAGTATTGACAAGTACTTTGAACTATTAGGTAAAACGCAATACGATTTAGATACCGTTGTAAAGTTAATTTACATTGGTTATAAATCAAGTTGCGTAAGTAACAAACAACCCGTTGAATATAATGAAGACGACGTTTGTGATTGGATTGACGAATTAGGCGGACTTTTTAATACCGAAGGGCAATTCATTGAGTATGTTAAGTATATCATTTCGAATACTGTTACAACAGTTCAAGGAGTTGTTAAAGAGGAAAAAAAAAAGCCTAACAAAGCTAAGCTGGGACGACATATTAGTTAAAGCTGCCGAATGCGATATACGCCCGAACGAGTTTTGGGAAATGACTTGGAAGGATTTTTCTATTATCGTAATGGGTAAAGAAAAAAAAGAGTTAAATGAATGGGCGAGGACTAGAAACCTCGCCTATATTATATACCTAAGTAGCACTACCGAAAAGGCTCCTAAATCCTTGAAAGCATTTTGGCACATTCCGGCTATTGACGACGTGGATATTGAAATAGAAGACAACCCTAAGTTAACCGACGAACAACTTGCAAGGACATTAAAATTATACGGAGTAAATTAAAATAAAGATGGCAACCGAAGATTTACAAATTAATATTGGAGCGAATACTCAAGGACTACAAGACGGTTTAAATAGCGCAACAAATTCTATAAAGCAATTTGGTACTGCGGTTCAAACAAGTACAAAGCCAACGGCGGACGCAACAAACGCTTTAACAAACTTGTCAAGGGTTGCTCAAGACGCTCCGTATGGATTTATGGGTATTGCGAATAACCTTAACCCAATGTTGGAGTCTTTTCAACGATTAAGTAAAGAGTCAGGAAGTGCGGGTGCTGCATTAAAAACAATGGTTGGCGCTTTATCAGGTCCAGCGGGTATTGGTTTGGCTTTAGGTGCTGTTTCTTCATTAATTGTTGTATTTGGCGACGATTTAATGAATGCTATGAATGAAACAGGAGCATTTGAGAAATCAATGCAATCAATGCGCACTGCGTTTGATGAAAACGTTAAATCAGTAGGCGCTACAATAGCAACGGACCAAGCATTAGTTGCAGTAATCAACGACGTAAGTCAATCAACGGAAGCAAGAGAAGCAGCGTTAAAGCAATTAAAAGAAGCGCATAAAGGTAATGTTGAATTACAAAAAACGGATATTAACGACGGAAATACATTGATTAATGTTATTAATCAAATGTCGGAGGCTTTAGTTAGAAAAGCGCAAATCGAGGCAGTATCAAAAATAGTAGGGGAGGAATATGCAAAGTTAATTAGGTTACAAACCGCTGATATTACCGAACAAGCGAGTAATTTGTCCACTTGGACAATGGGGTGGAATGTGTTAAAAGGTTCTTTAACGGGTGGAAGTACTGCAATGGGTGTCGCAAAAACTAATATAGGGGTAGTTAACGACGCAATAGCTAACAACGCAAATCAAATTAAACAAACAACTTCTAATTATGAGAAATTAATAGGTGTCCTTAATAACTTAACAAGTCAATCATTTAAACAAGGGGACTTTAAAATTACGGGTACTTCTGCGCCAAAAACCGCTACTAGCAAAGCGAGTCTTGACGTTGACACTTCGGAACTAGAATTATTAAAAAAGAAGCAACAATATTATAAGGACGACATTTACGCATTTAAAGAATATGCGGATCAAATTGTAGCTGAAGAATTAAGAATAGCGATATTAAAAGCGCAACACAATAAGGCAAGCGCAGCTGAAATAAAGAACATTCAAGAAATGTCCGCTCAAGCACTTTTGCAAAATGAAAAGAACTTGGGAATGGAGATAATGAAGATTGCCGACGCTAATACTAAAGAATTTGAGAAGCAAGAAAAGGAAGCAGCTAAAAGGGATTTAGACGAAAAGAAAAAAGCAGCTAAAGACGCTATTGATATTATCCAGGATCAAATGGACATTGAGGAGAGAATGGCGGGTAAGGACTTCGAGAAGAAGAAGGAAGCAGTAAGGAGAGCAATGACCGAAATGAAATCCTTAATGGATAAATCAACCAATCCTGAAATAATCGAGGAGTTGAGCAAGTCCTATGATAAATTAGGCAAGAGGTTAAAAATGCTTGACATTGAGAAGCAACAGGAAGACACTAAAAGGCTAACGGATAATTGGGAGAAGTTTTCGGAAACAATGGCTCAAAATGTTACCGATGGCTTATTAATTATGTACGACGCAATGCAAAAGGGAGAAAGTCCATTGAAGGCATTGGGTAATTTTGTCGCTGACTTAACAAAGAAATTTATCGCTGCAATTATCCAGGCTACTATTTTCCAAGGTTTGATGTCTTTATTAGGAACTGCAACCGGAGGCGGTGGCGGATTTTTAGGCGGATTAATTGGCGGAGTTGGTAAGATATTAGGATTTGCGGAAGGTGGAATTGTTTCTCGTCCAACGGTGGCAATGGTGGGAGAAGGAGGACAAAGCGAAGCAATTATGCCATTAAACAAATTGGGTAATATGATGAATAGCACCTTTAATGCCGGAGCAATGAGCGGAAGCGGTGGCGGTGCTGGGGGTGGACAATTCGTATTGAAAGGAAGTGATTTAATATTAGCAATGAATAGAAGCAATTTCTCACTAAACGTTAGAAGGTAATGAGTTATAACATACATTGGACAAGTTCGGCTATTTCCAAAAACGGTAATGTTTATCAATTAGACATTTACGATAAAGATTATACAGGCGATCCTATCACGGTTCCCGTAGGCGAGGAGCCTTTTGTATTAAAAGCAAATGCTTCAAGCGACAACCAATACGAGCCATTATTAGCGAGTGAGTTAAGGGTGGTATTGAATATAACCGATACTCAAGAAGATTTTATTGACTTCGCAAATGAGGATCAATTCAAATACTTTGGGATATTATCTTACGATGATAATATTGTTTTTCAGGGTTGGTTGTTATCGGACGCAATGGTAATGCCATTTACTACGGGGGAAATAGAATGTGGCTTTTCTTTTATAGATGGCTTAGCAATGCTTAAGACAATTTATTACACTCCGTCAAACTTAAACTCGTCTATATTAGAAAGTTTAAGGCAAACAATTCAAAACTGTTTAAATGCTTTAAATTATCCATTTGGTTATAATATAAACATTGGGGTTTCAATATTTGCCGGAGAAATGGTAAATAGAACGGACGATATTAAAAACGAGCCATTGTCGCAATCATTTATGAGCGTTAATAACTGGTTCAATTCAAGTCAAATTACGACTCCTAATATTGATCCTTTTTATTATAGCGATTTCATTTCTTGTTATGAAATATTAGAATATATTTTATTAGGGTGGGGAAGTCAATTATTCCAAGCAAACGGAGAATGGTATATTACAAATGTTAACGAAATGGCTTCGGATAATATTTATATAACTAAATACGACGAAACAGGAACTTATATTTCTGCTAGTAATAGCGATATAAATTATACGGTAAAGCCTTACAATACGGAAGACGAATTATACTTTATAGATAATAGCCAAGCAAAAATAATAAGGCAAGGTTTCTCACAAATATATTTTACAACAAAATCGGAGTTTGCCGTTAACTATATTGACAACGGATATTTAAGAAGATTAGTAGGTGGGGTTCCTTACGGTTGGTTAACACAAACTAACGGAACGGGAGCGGTTACTTTTACAACGGGGGAAATTGCTAACTTTTATAAAATTAGCTATTCGACAGTAGGTAGCTTTGACTCGTTTGCTGGGGTTAGGGCAATATACACTAGATATGTATCTATAGGCGACGTAATGGACGTTAAATTCAATTATAAGGTAGTAAGTAACCCAATAGAAGATAAGCCGATATGTACGGTTAAAATCGAAATAATCTATGGTTCAACAACTTATTACTATTCAAAGAATGAAGCGTGGGAAATAGCGGGAGCAAACCCCGAGTATTACCAACCTACGGGGGATTTATCACAAAACAAGCAAAACTCCATTAGTTTCTCAACGGCTCCGATACCCGTATCAGGACAGTATTATTTTTCCGTTAGGGTTAACCCATTGCAAACGGGATTGCTTCAAACTCAAGCGGAAGTTGACGTGAGCGTTTTTTCGATTAGCTTTTCAAGTAATTATTCTTATAACTTAGTTTCAGTACAAAAGGAAACAACCTTTCAAAATAAGAAAACAGTTGACAATTATATTGGAGCCAGGTTTGGAGAAAACTTTAACAATATAGGAGCAATTGTAAATAGTTTTGGCTTAGAGGTTTATTCTTTTTGGTATCGACAATCGGAAGCGGGAATGGGTTACATTTCAATAAACTTGGTGGGTATTATTGCCGAAGATTACTACTTTACACAATCTAAGGCTCAAATTAATGTAAGCGGTTCTTTAATGTCATTAATGAGCAAGAAAACAGGAGAAACAACAAAAAGCCATTTGAGTTTATTTTCTTCTATAAAAGTGGAAGATACTTCTCCAGGACCAAACAATATAACGGGTAAATATTATATAATGGGGAATTGTGAATTTAACTTAATTGAGGATATGTTAAGCAATGTTACATTATTGGAGGTATCAAAAGTAAGGTTGCCAAACACAATCAAAAATGCTAATTTTACAGTTGAACAATAAAAAAGTAAATTTGCAATATGGCAGACAAAGTAACAGGGAAAAATATAATGCTTTATTATCACGAGGCACCTTCGGAGGCTTACCCCGATGGACGTGATATTCCGTTCGCTTGTTCAACTAACTGCGTTTTTAACGTATCAGTTGACCAAAAAGAGGTAACGAGTCAAAGTTCGGCGTGGTATAAAGAATACAAAATTGATATGGCTTCGTGGACAATTACTTGCGATGGCTTAGTTACTTTGGACGGCTACGGATATTTAAACTTCTTAAATATACAAAAGAATAGAACTCCAATAAGCGTAAAGTTTGTTATAGACAACGGAGCGGACGGCTTAGTAATAATAAGCGGTACTTGTAACTTGTCTAACTTTCAATTAAACGGTCCATTTAAGGATATTGCAACTTATTCAGTTAGTTTACAGGGAACGGGTCCTTATGGTACTACGGGAACTGCGCTTAATCCTAGCGGTACGGTTATCGTTGCGGGTGGGGTTGTTGTCGATAAACAATACACGGCTTCAGGTGCAGAAAATACAATTACTTGGACCGATATGATTGGCAAGACTTGTCTTTATGTATCTAGGGGTGGGGTTGACGTTAGGGACATTGTGGCGAGTGGTGCAACGGGCGAACAAGTTGCGTGGAACTCAACAACCGGAGTATTGACATTCCCAAGAGCGCTTGAGAGTGATGAATTTGTTCGTGGTTTATTCCAATAAAAATAATATAAAATGAGTCAACAGTTACAAATAACGGGCGGTGCTAAAGTAAGAAGTTTAGAAGGTGTTATAACAGGATCAACGGGAGTTTTAGGTTCTTTGCCTATTAACGCTTCAAATGGTATTCCACAATTAGACGTAAACGGTAAAATATTAGTTTCTCAATTACCCAATTCCGTAATGGAATATAAGGGGACTTGGAACGCTGCAACAAATACTCCAACATTAGCCGACGGAACGGGTAACCAAGGGGACGTTTATTTATGTAACGTTGCCGGAACTGTTAACTTTGGTTCAGGTCCTATAAGCTTCGTAGTTGGCGACCAGGTTATTTACTCGGGTACTATTTGGCAAAAGGCAAGTGGTGCAACGGGAACGGTAACAAGTGTTGCGGTAACTGAAAGTGGCGACGCTTTAACTATTACAGGTTCTCCGATTACGACTTCGGGAACGATAAACATAGGCTTTGCCGGAAGTTCGGCTCAATATGTGGCGGGTGATGGTAGTTTAATTACATTCCCTTCTTTAACGGGTTATGTGCCATATACAGGTGCAACTGCAAATGTTGATTTAGGTACTTTTGATTTAACAACTGATATAGTAAACCTTAACCAATTAAAAGCAGTTGGTAGCGGTGGTTTAAATATTTATTCAAATAGTGGAACTCATATTGCATTAATGGGCGGTGGTGGTGGTGCTGGTACTACTTTTTATGGTGGGATTATAGGTACTACTGCAAGTTTTACAAGTTCAGGCAGTAGCAATACTTTTGATATTAATCATTCAAGCGGTAGCGGAATAACTTTAAACATAACAAAAGGTGGAAATGGCGAAGGTCTTTATATAAATAAAACAAGCGGTAGCGGAAACGCTGCAACTATAATAGGTACTTTAAACGCAACTACTTTAGTAAAAAGTGGTGGTACTTCAAGTCAGTTTTTAAAGGCAGATGGTAGCGTGGACTCTAGTACTTATATAACTTTAGCTTCCTTAAGTGCAACAACTCCGTTAAGCTATAACAATACAACGGGAGCATTTTCTATTAGTAAAGCCGATGACATAAGAGATGGCTACCTTTCAAGTGCGGATTGGACTACATTTAACAATAAGCAAAACGCTTTAACCAATCCTATAACGGGAACGGGTGCAAGTGGTCGTATAGCTTATTTTAATGGTACTACAACACAAACAAGTTCGGCTAATTTAACTTGGGATAATACGGACGCAATATTATCAACAAATTCAATATACAATTTTAATAATACTACAAATGCTTATATGCTTTCAAGCGACGGCGAAAATATAGGTAGTATATTTAACGTATCGGCTGCAAAGTGGTCATTAGGATATGGAACTTCTGCAACTGCATTAGGTACTCCTGCTTTAACTTGGGATAATTCAGGCAAGGTTGGTATTGGAACAACTTCTCCTAGTAATTTACTTGACGTAAATGGTACGGGAAGGTTTACGACAAATTTATTTATTAATAGAGCATCAGCAGGTAATTCAAACGGATTATCACTTCAAACTGCGGGTACAAATAATTGGTATATTGGAAGCTCTGCGGTAGGTGCAAATACTGATTTACAATTTTACAATCATTCAGCAGCAGAAGTAGTTTTTAGTATTGCCAATACTACGGGCAATGTTGGAATAGGAACAACAAGTCCATTTAGTCAAGGTACAAGTCCAAAATCATTAGAAATAGCAGGTACAAACTTTGGTCAATTATTTGTTAGTGCAAATAGCGGTGCTACTCGTGGTACTTTAATGGCAAGAAATGGTACAAGTGATGTGTACATAGGTGCAATAACAAACTCGCCTTTAGCATTTGGCACTAACGATACCGAGCGAATGAGAATTACAAATGGTGGCTTAGTAGGTATTGGAACGAGCAGTCCTACAAATAAATTAACATTATATAATACAGTTTCTTATAATCAGGTTAACGACCAATTAAGATTAATTGGTAACAATTCCGGAGGTGGAAGTTCTTCAACCCCGTCTTATAATGGAGGTATTGCATTTACTCAAGACGCTACTGACTTTGCTTATATTAGGTCAATACAACCTAATCCGGCAAGTTCTTGGTCAAGTAGATTAGGTTTTTGGACATTAAACGGAAATGGTGGAACGCCTATTGAAAGAATGTCTATTGACAATTTGGGCAATGTAGGTATTGGAACAACTAGCATAACAAATGGAACTACTTATGGTGGTGGTGGTCAAATAAATCTTTTAAAATTATCTTCAGGTGGTTATCCCGCTTTGGAAATAAATTCAACAAGTAGCGGTGGGGGTTCAATTCAATTTACATACGGGACAAATTTGCCTAATCAAGTATCAGCATTTATAGGTTATAACTATGTTGTCGGAACGGTAAATGATTTTAATATTTATAATGTTGCTAATGGGTTAATTTCATTTGGTACTAACAATTCCGAGCGAATGAGAATTACTTCAGGGGGCTTAGTACTTATAGGCACTACAAGTAGTTCAGGAGTGGATAAGGTAAGAATAAACAATGATGGAGCAAGTTCTTATTCAACTGTAAATATTACTAATGCCAATTCAACTGCCAATTTTTATGTTGGTGTTGGTGGTGGTTCAGTAGCAAATAGTAATCTTCAAAATAATGCTTATGTATGGAATGCAGCAGCTTCTTCATTAGTATTTGGTACAAGTGATAGTGCAAGACTTACAATATCTTCAACAGGAACAGCTACCTTTACGGGTGGTATTAATGCGGGGACATTGTATTTGGGTTCATTAGGAACAGGAACGGTTTATTCAAGTTCAGGAACTTTAACTAATACTAACCCGTCCGATAAAAGATTAAAAGAAAACATTACTCCAATTACTTATGGCTTAAACGAAATACTTAAACTTAATCCTGTTTCGTTTGATTGGAAGAATGATAATAATAAGAATAAACAATTTGGATTTATTGCTCAAGAAGTACAACAAATAATGCCGGAAGCAGTAATCGAAGGGGAATATTTAGGACTAGAAAAGGACGCAATTTATACGGCTTTAATAAACGCAATAAAAGAATTAGAAGCAAGATTAAAAACATTAGAAAATAAATAAAAATGGCAATAACTTACAATTGGGTAATTAACCAACTAGATACCGCACCAAGCGAAGACGGATTAACTGACGTAGTAAAAGTAGTACATTGGACTAGAACCGCTGAACAGTTTGTAGGTGGCGAACCTATCAATGTTTCAAGTTACGGAACTATGGCTTGTACTACCCCAAGTTCAACTGATTTTACGGCTTATCCTGATTTAACCTACGAGCAAGTTTGCAGTTGGTTAGACGCTGGGTTAGACGTTGAAGCAATCGACTTAGGATTAGACGGACAAATTGAGAACATAATCAATCCTCCAATTATTGTATTGCCATTACCTTGGTCCAATCCTAGTTAAATTTGGTAAATCAATAAAGGAAATCTTATATTTGTAAAAAATCAAATAATATGCACATCAACGAAACACAATTAAAAGAATTACAGGCTTACCTTTTAGAGTTACCCGCTAAGTACGCAAATCCAATATTCGAGTTCTTAGGGAACATTGCTAAGGAGCAAGGAGTACAAACGGAAGAAGCCACAAAAGAGGACTAAATGGAAAGTATTGCAATTTTCTTGGCGGGACAAGCCATTGCCATAATCATAGGCTTAATAAGTATTTATGTTAAAGTAAGTCTAAAACTTAAAGAACTAGAGGTACGAGTAACTATGGTTGAAAAGCAAGACGACATTATCGCCAAGAAACTTGACAATATCCAAACAAGTTTGAACAAGTTATTTGTTAATTTAGAGAACAAACAAGACAGGGACTAATGAGAAACGTCGTTATCTTTTTATTGGTAGCGATTGCAATTTTCCTATTAGGCAAAAGTTGTAGGTATATAAAGAATGATCCTATTGTCATTAAAACAATAGACACGGTTTACCAAGAGAAAACATTTACCAAGTACATTAAAGGTAAAAACATACCTTACCAGGTTATACAAGATAATAGCCGAATTGATACAGTAAGGGACACGATTACGATTGTCAAAGATTATTTAGCCACTAAGATTTACACGGACAGTTTTAGCATAGACTCAAGCCGTTTTACAATTATTGACACTATAAGACAAAATTCTATAATAGGTCGTCAATTTAAGGCTAATTTGCACGAAAAAACAATAAGAATTACCAACAATATTTACCACCCCAACAAGAATAGCTTTTATTTGGGTATTTTAGGCGATTTAAGGCGCTTAGATAACAATTTAGGCATAGGAGTAGGGATTGGATATAAGACCGAAAAAAACGACTTATTTTTGCTAAATATTACAACTAACCAATATTCGGTTGGTTACTATAAAAAAATATTTTAATATGAAGAATTTAAAAGCGTGGAAGACTACAAGTATCGGTTTGGTATTAATTATTGGTGCAATGGCGACTGTATTCTTAGGTAAGGCAGATTGGACGGGAGCGTTAGTTGCTATTAGTACGGGGGTGGGTTTATTGTTTACTCCTGATACAATGTTGGATAAAATGACTAAAAAGGACTAAATATGCTTAGCAAGAAATCTATTGACTTAATCATTCACTTTGAGATTGGCGGACGTTCGTACTACGAAAAGGCATTGCAAAAGGTAACTTGGCCTGGGGGCGATAGCGGAGCGACTATAGGTATTGGCTACGATTTAGGATATAACACGGAGAAGCAATTCCTAGCGGATTGGTCCCCTTGTTTGAACTTAAACTTTGTTAATGCGTTGAAGCCTTTATGCGGATTAAAAAAGGAACGAGCAAAGGCAATGATTAAAGGCGAGGTATTAAATGTTCGAGTTCCGTACAATATTGCATACGACGTATTCGTTAAAAGTACATTACCTAGATTTTACAAAGCAACTTTATCAATATATCCTGAAATGATCCATTTAAACGAGGACACCCAGGGCGCATTGGTTTCTATGGTATTTAACAGGGGAACAAGTTTATTAGGGGAACGAAGAAAGGAAATGAAAGCCATTGTCGATTTAGTTAAGAAACAAGATTACGAAGGAATTGCCGAAGAAATCGAAAAGAGTAAAAGGCTTTGGGAAGGTATCGGATTAGACGGATTAGTAATAAGGCGAGAAGCGGAAGCGGACTTAATACGGGACTCAATATCATAAAACACCAAAACCAACATAATGACAACAACAACCAAACGCAAAAGACTTTACTTCGATATTGAGGTAAGCGCAAACGTGGGTTTATTTTGGCAATCAGGATTTAAGATTAACATTGGCACGGAGAACATTATAAAAGAACGTGCAATCATTTGTATTTGTTACAAATGGGAAGAAGACAAAGACGTTTATTACCTACATTGGGATAATAAACAAGACGATAAAAAGTTACTACAAGAATTTATTAAGGTGGCAAATGAAGCCGACGAACTAATCGGGCATAATGGCGACAAATTCGACTTAGCTTGGATTAGAACTCGTTGTTTATTCCACCGAATAGATATGTTCCCCAATTATACAACAATAGACACTTTAAAAATAGCCAGGTCAAAGTTTAGGTTTAATTCCAATAGACTTGACTACATTGGCAAGTTTCTAGGATTAGGACAAAAGATACATACTGACTTCGATTTATGGAAAGACATAATGCTAAACAACGACAAGAAAGCATTAAATAAAATGATTGATTACTGCATACAGGACGTTGTATTATTGGAGAAGGTCCACAAAGAATTAAACAATCATATCCCAGCTAAGACGCATTACGGAGTAATATTTGGCGGAGATAGGGGAACTTGCCCTGAATGTGGCTCCGATGAATTAGTAAAAAGCAATAAAAGAGTAATGGCTTCCGGATTAGTTAAGATACAATATAAATGTAAAACGTGCGGAAAATTGCACTCAAAAACTGATAAATAATGGACTCAAATATTTTAACTTTGGTCATTGAAGATATGCGTAAGCGTGAGGCAAAAGGTAAGCTGGAGTATGGTACAACCTTAGACCGCAAAGATTTAGGGAATAGCGAGTGGATTTATTATGCTTACGAGGAGGCTTTGGACCTGGCACTTTACCTTCGCAAAATAATTGAAAATAATAACGATAAAGTATATTAAAATGAGATACCCTAAAAATTGGAATAAAATGAGTTTAGCAGAACAAGAAGCGTGGCTAGTGAAAAAATTAACTGAATTGTACATTATGGAAACAAGCGTAAAACAAGCATTGGCAAAAGTTCGAGGCGGTAATAAATACGAAGTAAAAGAAATAGACCGTCCGGACGAAGCATTATTGAAAGCGTAATGAAAATAAAGATTATCCATAAAAAACTAGGTAGGGAACAAGCGCACGGCATAGCTGAAAGCGATGGGGTAATTTATATCGATCCTCGATTAAAGGGGAGAAAACTGCTTGAAA